GGTTGGTGGAACGAAAAGCCGATGAGAATCGGAGAATCGCCGCTAGCCCAGCCAGAGGGTGAAACCTGAGGCGAAAGCCGCAGAGGGATCGCTGGTTGCACCCTGATCGTACGCTATGCATAACTTTGCGCTTATCATGAGTTTGAGAGTCGTGTGTGGTGTCGCCCATACCATTTGGATCCTAAATAGCTTCTGGCCAATATGGTTTGGGTGGGACGGGTATACTTGGAGGGCTTCAAGTTTGCCCATAGCTTGGTTGGTTGTCCCGCTTTGTTCGTGGTATTTGGGCCACATCTGCGTAGTAGGAGTCTTGGACATTGTTGTCTGGACTATACACTTGTTGATACTTGATTTTCTCCGCTGGTTGCACAGCGTGTTATATTGGGTATTCACCAAGGTCGTTGACAGATTTTCAGTTCTTCATCAAGACACCCTACGCGAGACGTTTAGACATGTTCATCTTGTTAATGTCAAACAGTTTCAATCTGCCCATTCCCACCCTACTGCAGCCGGACTACGGAGTATCGCGGATTTGTCAATATCTAACACCATTGTCAACAGTGGATTTCGTGAATTCAGCATATCACCGTCTGATGCTGATGACCGAAATGGTATTGCTGGCGTTCGTTACTTCTATTCAATCAAATCTATGTGTCAACGAGCACGCTATGAAACTTTGCCAGATCGTTGTATTGTCAAATTAGTGGATGTCGACTACTATCTCGACATGCCCGCTCTACTTGCTTATGGGCGACCAGTGTTGTTGTACACGTTCGTTCCAAAGCATTCTAGTGGGCCTGTCCCGGATGGAATGTACACCATTGACATCAATGACACAATCAAGTTTCGCGTTGCAGGCGGGGGTAGTTATGAGCACCAAGTGTGGGATTATGAGAGAGATGTGATCTCTGTCTCAACTTGGTGGGGCGCTATAATATACAGCGTAGAACAACTTGTACTACCTCAAGACAATCAGCGGCGCCTTGTGGGCCTATTCCCTCGACGTACCATCTATGGCCCTTTGGGATGGGTGTTTGCGGGACACCATCTCAAACGTCGCTGTTTCAACCGATTTGGCTGGATTATGTCACGTTTTATGGACGTTATGGATGGTGAGATGACCGAGTTTACATCCGTATCACGTCCTGAGTCACCATTGTGTGTGACAGTACCAACCAGCCTAGGACATGGCGTTGCAATTAAAATTAAGTCGAGTAATGCTAATGGAATGCCCTTCGCCACTGTCCAAACCGCCCTCAACACACTTAAGGAGTTGCCAAAATACTCCAAGTTTGCTGAGAAAATGGTGCCATTAGAAGTGGCACCGCTGCTGACGTCTGCGGCCAGTGAGGCACCAGAGCTCTATGGTGTTAGTGATGTGACTGTGATCAGTTGCCCAGGTTATCACTACACGTGTGTTAACAAAACGCGTATTTGGGATGAAGAACTACCAAGTTTGCGTTCTATTGGAAATCCAATTATGCAGAGCGCTGTTGTGCCCACGCGTTGCGAGGCTAATGACTTGGCTTGTATCGAACATCGGATAGTTAGTGTCCAAAACAATCGAGAACCTCCGGGTATATTTTTCAAGTATGCTCGTGAGTTTGTTGATGCTGTTGTTCCGCTAAGCGTGCAACAGACACTCGTACCTGAACCGTATGAGACCGTTGTGGACCGACAAGCTCGACCAAGTCAGCGTGCCATAATATCCAGAGTGATTGCATGGATGGGTTGTATGGGAAGCACTATTATATCATCATTCCAGAAGCGTGAAGCTTATGGGAAAGTGACTGCACCCAGAAACATATCCACATTACCTGGAGCACTTAAAGTTGACTACAGTCGTTACCTTTACACTGTAGCCGATTTTATGAAGAGCGTACTGAAATGTTACGCTTTTGGCATAACGCCTTGTAAAATATCAGTTGTCGTGACTGACATTCTCCGCGCAGCCAGAACCGTGTGCTTGACTGATTTTAGTAAGTTTGATGGAACCCATTCAAAGTTTTTGTGCGATTTCGAGTTAATGTTCTTGAAAGCATTGTTCGCACCTGAATACCATCGTGAAATTCAAGACTTATATACTAAACAGTACAATGCTACCGGTTATACAACATTTGGTTGTAAGTACAATACAGGCTTTAGCCGTTTGTCTGGAAGCCCTGAAACAAGTGCTTTCAATACAATCGATAATATGTTTGTGGCCTTTTGCGCATTTCGCCGAATGGGCTATTGCCCTAAAGACGCCTATGATCGACTTGGCCTCTATGGTGGTGATGATGGCATGACACCTGACATTAGTGTTGCCAAATACACCGAGACGGCAAAGCTTATGGGCCTCAAATTAACACCTGAGGTTCGTAAGAGAGGTGAGCCGATTAATTTCCTGAGCCGTGTCTGGCCAAACCCTTGGGATGGGGATGTTGGCAGTTTTACTAGCGTACACAGACAAGCTCAGAAGTTGCACCTGACAACAGCTGGGAACGAAATCCCGGTTGCTGATGTGATGTATCGTAAGGCCTTGGGATACATTATTACTGATAGATTCACGCCCATTTTAGGTTCTTGGGCAAAGAATGTAATCAGATTGTTGGGTGACAAACAGAATGCTCGACTTATTCCCGGAGACACTAAGTGGTATGAGAAATATGACGGTGCTGACCAGTTTTCAGCGCCTGAAGACCATAGTCTCATGTATGAGCTAGTCGCACAGGATTGCGGCACGACTGTGTCCGAAATCCATCGAGCGGAAGTAATGTTTGATGATGCCTGGTGTTTGACCGACCTGTTTCCCGGTTATCTGTTTCAGCCTAAGGAATTAAAGGTAGAACTTTTAGTTAAGATGGGAACAGAAGTGTTGGACAAACCCATTTCCACCGTTACACCGCCCGTTGAACCTAAGAAGCAACATCCACGGCGTACGAAGAACAAGCCACAGGGGAGCTCGGCAGCCTCCACTGTGACAGCCAGTATATCTGGTTATTAGCCCTCCAGTACTCGTGGTCTGTTAATCAGGCCCGATCCT